ACATTTTATGTATACACAAAGACAACAGCAATTGGAACAGTTGTAATTACAAATGGCCCAGTTACAGTAACATACTACGTACAGGGTACTGCTGGTCTAATCAATAACCTAACAGTATCTGCTCCAACAGCAGGTGCAGCAGGAACAAAGCAGGACATTGTCGTAACAGCAACAGATGCGTTTGGAAATAAAGTATCTGGTAAGTCTATTACAGCAACAGTTTTTGCTTCAACAGCAGTGATGGACACAGCAACAGTAACAACTGGTGCCACACTTGCAGATTTTGGAACAGCAACCTTTAAGGCAACTCTTCCAACAACTGGAACACGCTCACTTATTACATTTGCACCAACAACATCAACAGATGCAGTTGCAGCAGCAGTAGTAGGATTGACAGCTCCAACACTAGCACCTTTTGCAGAAATTACAGTTCGTGATCTAGCATCAGAGCTTGCTGCTCAAACTGCTGCTAAGGATGCAGCGCTTGCTGCTAAGGCAGTCTCAGATGCCGCAGTCCTAAAGGCTGCTGCTGATGCAGTGGTCGCTAAAGCTGCTGCTGACAAAGCCCTTGCTGATGCAAAGATTGCTGCTGATGCAGCGCTTGCTGCAGCAGTTAAGGTAGAGACAGACAAGGCTGCTTCTGCTAAGCTAGCATCCGATGCAGCACTACTTGCTAAGGATGCAACTATTGCTAAGCTAACAGCAGATAATGCTGCTGCGCTTAAGGCAATTAAGACATCATTCAATGCACTTGCTAAGAAGTGGAATGCAAAGAATCCAAAGGCTAAGGTTACCTTAGTTAAGTAATTTAATAAATGGGGCGGTGAAATATCCGCCCCATTTACCTTTTATACAAAAGAGAGTATAATGTAACTATGGAATCAAATAAAAGAACATTATTAAAAACAGCAAGTTGGGAAACATTTCATTTAGTTGGAGTTGCTGGAGTAATTTATTTATTTACTGGTGAATGGGAATATGCAAGCTTAGGAGCTCTAATTTATATTGGCTGGGAAGCAATAGGTTATTTTATTCATGAAAGAGTATGGGTAAAGTTTGGCAATAAAGTTAAATGAAATTTAAAATTATTAAATTTGTTTGTAAGATATTGGGTTATGAGTTAGGTTTAAATAACCTTAATTTACCAGTATGGACTATAAAAGAAAAGAGCAAAAGTGGGAAAGCACCTAGATAAAATGCAAAGAGCCTTGGCTCAAAGACAATCAGGAACTTATGCTAGTGGACAAAAAAAGCCTGGATCAATGAATATTAAAAAAACTGGCTACAGAGGTCAAAAGGCCAAAGGATCCAAGTAGTGTTTAGTGGGTTTTGTGAAATAAAAGACTGTGGCAAAAAAGCAACAAGGCTTTCTGGAAAGCTTAATGGACCGATAATAGACATATGTGACGACTGTTGGCATGAACAATACAAGTCTTAATCAACTAAATGCTATAATAGATACATAGACAGCGCCTTTAGCCAGTCTAAATAACAAACTTATAGGAGAAATAAAATGACAGACGGATTGAACTTAACAGGATTTAACGAAGTAAAGCCAGCAGTACAGCACACATTGGGAGAGCAGTACGCAGCAGCACCAGGAGCAGCTGATTCAGCATCAGATGTTTCAAACCAAGCATCAGCACAAGGCCCAAAGTAAAAATATGTGCGCTATGTGTGGATGTAGCTCAGAAGCCTTTATGGGTGTAGAGCTACCAAATCAAAATGTTTATGATGTTGGTGCAACAGCAATTGTGATCGAGCCAGCTATGTTTGGGACAGAATCTTCTAACCCACTTGGAGCTAAATCGGGGGACACGGATTAATGTCTGAAAACGGAACAGGAATGGCATCGCCATCAAATTCTGAACCATCTGGTGCAGTTACATCAAGAGAAGCAACAGCAAAATCTCCAAGCCAAGGCAAGTTTAGATCTGGAATGAACAATCCTAAACCTAAAATTGATACTAATAAGCACGGCATTAGAAGAGAAACTTCTTTAGCTCCAAAAAAAGTTGGTAGAAAAAAGATTTAATGACTAATATACCAGATTACTATCTTCCATATAAAAAAATATTTGACTTAATTGGAAGAGATAAAAGTAATATTGTTATCATTAACAATTTTATTGAAAAAGATCATATAGAGTCTATACAAGAGTATCTTAAAAAATACGAAAGTAATGACGAATTCCTTGGCGGTAAAGATTTAAGATACGAGAAGGTTGTTTTAGACAATCCATATATTGCTAGTCTTCTTAGACTGTATGAAGAAAAAACATTTCAAGTCATTAAAGAGAACTTTATGGATAGATATGACATAGATGTATGGAGAAATCCAGAAAACAGGACACACTTTGTAAAGTGGGTTGAGTCTATGGATACAAAGCTGCACGCAGACTGTGAAAAGCCTGATGGAACCCCAGCAACTGCAGCTAATTTTTATAAATATAGTCTTTCTGTTTTAATGTATCCAAACAGTAATTATGAGGGCGGAGAAATATCTTTTCCAGAATATGGAGTAAAATTAAAACCTTCAGATGGAGATTTAATAATTTTCCCAAGTAATTCTGCATATAGCCACATAGTTTCTACTATAACTAAGGGCGTAAGATATACAATGCCAAGCTGGTTTACATTTAATGTTGATGGTATTGAGCCAAACAACGATACAAAAGATTATACATTTTTGGACTCTGTTCAATTATGGGAAGGCCAAGAAGTTAATCCAGTTGGCCCAGGGTGGAATAAGAATAGTAAAATCTAATGGATTTACTGATATCCTCTTACCCAAGAGCAGGATCAACATATTTAGCCTATGAACTTTCTAATTACATTAGCAGCAAAAATATAAAAAAAACACACGAGATTGATTTGGACTTGAGAGCAACAACAAATGTTTATTTGCTAAGAAATCCAGTTGAAAGCATATCATCTGCAGTATCTATGCTAAAGCATTTTGGAAAAAAATCTGACATAGATCATGAAATTAAAACTTATAATAAAAGCATAGAATATCATATAAAAAATATTGATATGTTTATTCCATTTAAATATAGTCAGGTTATTGCAGACTCTTACCTATGTTCTAAGTATATTCTGTCTCTAGGATACAACTTAGAAATTTCTAAAAAAAGCATATCTTTACCAGTTAAAGATGATAATTCTGAAAAATTTTTAAGAACATCTAAGTCTTATAGCGGATATGATTATGAATGGATTAATGTATTTAATAATAAAAATATAGAAAGTTCTGTACTTTTTTATCAAAAAATGATAGAATGTATAGATAAAAGACAAAAAGAGCTGAATATTAAAATAGATTAAGGATAATCATGATTATACAAATTATTGGACTACCAGGATCAGGCAAAACAGAGCTTGCAAAAGCTTTAAAAGAAAGAATTAATGCTATTCATCTAAACGCAGATGAGGTACGTGCAACAGTAAACTCTGATTTAAGTTTTACTCCAGAAGACAGGATTGAACAGGCAAGGCGAATGGGTGAAATGGCTCGTTTAATTGCCAAGCAAGATGTTGCCCCAGTCATTGTTGACTTCGTATGTCCAACTGAAATAACTCGTGCAGCGTTTGGTAAGCCAGACGTTCTTGTATTTATGGACACCTTAGCAGAAGGCCGTTTTGAAGATACCAATAAAATGTTTGAACGCCCAGATAATTTTGACGTATCTTTTATTAGTCATAATCTTAATGCAGATGCAAAGGCATCTCACATTATTGAAAAGTTTGGTTTGCATGATTGGTCAGCTCCGACAACTCTTATGCTAGGTAGGTACCAGCCTTGGCACGAAGGCCACCATGCTCTTTACAAAGAGGCGGGGAAGAGAACTGATCAAGTTCTACTTGGAGTTCGTAATACCTATAACACAAGTGATAAAGACCCACTTACTTTTGATCAGGTAAAGGGTTACATTGCTAAGGATGAATTTATGGATGGAGCATTAGTACTAAGACTACCTAACATTACAAACATTGTGTATGGTCGTGATGTAGGATATAAGATTGAACAGGTAGATTTGGGGGCAGATATCCATGCTATTTCTGCTACGCAAAAGCGTAAGGAAATGGGCATATAAATGCTAGAGAATGCTATTGCAGTTGTTGCCTCACTTATAATTGCAATGGTTGCAGTTTACTTTGTTGATAAAAAATGGGGTGGAACTGATGACAGTAACCAAAGCTAGGTCATTTGCAAAAGCCCTTAGTTATCGTGTATGGGGAACTATTTCGTCAGTTGCTGTTGCTTATGTTATAACAAAAAATGCTGCTCTTTCTGTAACGATTGCGTTTTGGGAAACGGTAGTTAAGATATTTATTTACTATGCACATGAGCGTGGTTGGAACTATATTCAATGGGGTAGAAAATGATGCAATATTGGTCTTGGCTTTTAGCGGTAATTGGTGTAACTGGCATTTTTTTTGTTGGTCGCAAAACCATATGGGGATGGCACATATTATTAATTAATGAAACCCTGTGGATTACGTACGCAGTTATAACAAAACAATATGGGTTTATATTTTCAGCTTTAGCTTATGGAGTAGTTTACATTAAATCGTATTTACATTGGAAGCTGGAAGAGCCAGAAGATAAAGAGATGTATAATGAGATATACACTCATGGTCAGATAGATCATAAATACATTAAATAGATTGGTTTAAAATGAAAGAAAGCTCGATGTGTTCCAGTTGCGACATAGAAACAAATAAAGCACAGTGGGAAAAGTATCCAGAAATGATGGATATGTGTAAGATGTGTCAAGGCTTTCAAGACGCTATTAATGAAGCGATAGATAAGCATAAAAAGTTAACTAAAAGACTTGAAAAAGCCATTGACAAAAACTCTAAATAATACTATTATTAGTATATCGGCCACAATTAGTGAAGTGAAAAAGTTCGGCGGTAGAGAGAAGAAATGTTAAAAAACTTTTTAAATGGCATCATCTGCAGAGTAAAAGGACACACACTTAAGCAGGCAGGAACCTGCCCATTTACTGGATCAGCCTACGATGTTTGCATGAGATGTTTAATAATGATTCCAATTCAGGTGGCAGAATGAAAGCCTTTTTAATATTAATGCTAGGGCTATTTATATTTCTCAACTACATGGCTTGGCTACAACAACAAAGAATGGGTGTGTAATGATTGATTGGTTAGTTAATCGTATATTTAGATTTACCTCTTTAAGAGAGGCAATTTTTGCTGAAGTGCATATGTATGACGCATTAGATGCCGCTATGGATGAGCCTATAACTAATCTAACTTGGGAAGAAGGCGGATTGTGGTATGGCTACACACTTAATGAAATGCATAACATGTACCTATTTGATGATACAGGGTATGAAACAGCAACTGAACTCTGGGACAATTTATGGGCCAGAGACATGGAACATGGATTGGTTATAAGTCATGAGCCTAGACGAAATGATGCTTAGGGAAGAGATTGCAAGAAAGATCGAAGCCATCCCAATTGAAGAATCAGTGACTAATGCACTAGGTATGCAGATTTTGGCAGCTAAAGTAGCAAGAGGCCAGATATGAATATAATTTCTCCAATAAAGATAAGCAAAGAAGATAGAGACCGATTTGTTCAATTTGCATTAAACAACTATTTAAATGAAAATGTATTTACAGTAAATGGCGAAGGAAGAAGTTTTTGCAACATACTTAATGCTCCAGAGATATCAGAGTTTGCAAAAGACTTTAGAGTTAAAGTTTTTAATGAAATAGGTATACATTCATTTATAGAAGAGCCAATGTTTGGAATATTTATAGGTGTAAACACTTTAGGTGGAAATGTGCATCAGCATAAAGATTCTACCATGAAGGGATACTATCATTTTAGATTGAATTTTATGTTATCTAAGCCAACGGCTGGCGGTAATCCTGTTATAAATAACATAGAGTACGAGGTGCCAGAAGGCAGCTCCTGGGTTAACCTTGCCTCAGAGTGGAATCATTCATCCACAGTTGTAAGCGGTGATAAGCATAGGATTGTTTTAAGTGTTGGCGCTACCGTTAAGAAAGATATATTAGATCCATTACTAGATACTCTTGATATAGGTAAATATTGATTAATTTGATCGCAATTAGTGAAATCGGCGGCGGTAGAGAGCATTTTGTCACTACGTGACTTATAATTGATACCTATGGGAAATCCTAAATATACTGATAAAGACTGGCTAATTGAGCAGTATATCGTTAAAGAACGATCAGTTACTCAGATAGCAGAAGAATTAAAGATTGAGAAATGGCTGTTAATTAAATGGCTAGATGAATACGGTATATATAGAAACTGGAGAAGGCTCTAGATGTATGATTACGGATGGAAATGTAAGTGTAAAGCGGAATTAAAGATGAGTGTAAATAAGCTTACCTCCGTACCTGATTGTAAATCTTGCGGGGAGTCCATGTACCTGATGTATTCCATGAATCCAGCAGGTGAGATCTGGATGAATAAAGCTTTACTTGTAGATGGGGAAGAGGAATGAAACCACCAGAGTGTGATGTATGCAATCAACCATTTAAAGATCCTTTATTTTGGGATTGGCATAAGGTAGAAGATCAATTAATCTATTGTAAGGTAATGTCCATATCAGTTGACTAGGAATATGGTATAATAGATTTATGGAAAACAACGACAACATTGAATTAACAGATGAAGAGATCTCAAAGGGCTATACCTCAGATAATGAAGAAGAGGACAAATGGGACAATATGGAGAAGGCTTGCTGGAGCGGATATAAGCAGGTGGGTATGAAGGATAAAGGCGGTAGAAGAGTACCTAATTGTGTCCCAGTAAAGAAATCCCTATTTGGTACAGAAGGACCACAAACACTAATCCCAAGGAATAAGTAATATGGGTATATTAGATAACTTTGAAGCCTATTTAGAGGCGGAAGAGCAAGAGATACAGACATGCTATTACTGTAAAGCTATAGCTACATATAATGATTTAGCTGAAGTAGATAGAAATTATCAAATAGTAGGCGTATGTGCATGTCATGCATATCAAGGATTAAGTTCATGAAGAAATACATGGTTGCTGATTTAGTTAAGGATTTAAGGTCTGAACTCATAGCAATAGCAGCAGAGGAATTTGATCTAAATGACTCTGAAGCTGAAAGATTTGTCGACAATTTCCCAAATCAGTCTACATGGGCAGATGCTGAAGAAGTAGCAGAATCCCTTGGGGTAGGAATTACTGATGTAGATGATGACGATGTTGAGAATTATATGTCGATGGGCGGGAACTCAAAAGGGGAGATCGATTCTTCTATGGGTATAATACAATGGATATATAACAATACTACCAAAGCATACACAATTCATATGATTGTTGAAGCTTCATGTGGTGGAGAAATACAGAATAGAGATATCCTATACTACAATATATCTCCAGAACAAATGAGAGAATGGAATAATTCTGACTCTGCTGGAGAATACTTTAATAATTATATAAAAGGACAGCCAGATGACAATGGTTGTGGATGCTGTGATGATCCTTGTGATCCACAAGATATATCACAATTTAACACAAGATATTCGTCCATATCCTAGTATCCCCCGCCTTTTATACATGTCTTAAAACCCCCTTAGAAGCCCATTTTGACTGCATAGATCAATGTATCTATGAAATAATTTACTATTAATTCCCTTGTGATTACTATCTATTTATCGACAAATATATATACGTATAATGGTGCGTCCCCCATATGTAGACATTTCGTAATGTTTTGTCTAATGTCTGGCATATTCCCCCATATTTGTCAATAGATACATTTCAGGGAATTTTTGTCAACTGTCGTAAATAGACAATTTCGCCCTCTTTGTCCAATATATATCTATATTTATTCTATTATATTCTGGACAATTTATGGCAATTTGTCTACAATTCTGTATGTATTTAAATAGATTTGTCGACATTTCTATATAATTTTCAGGGATTTTTATTATGTTGTCGTAATAGAAAAATTTCGCCCCATGCCCACGCATTTTATCCACAAAAAAATCCACACCCTGTGGATAAGGATGTGGATAATTCTGTGAGCTATGTCTATTTAATCTAACTTGACCCAAGACCTTTTTGAATAAGGGATTGCTTCTTCTTGTTTTGGCTTATGTACTTTTAACTTCTGTGGTAATTTAAGATTGTTCCATTTGTAGGAATCTGTTAGATGTTTAAGCATTCTATCTAACTCCTTAGCAAGGAATAAGCCTTCGCTTGTCTTGCCGTTCGTTGCTTCCGTCTTGTATCGCTTGGCTTGGTAACTAATTATTTGAGCAACCATTTCCATAATGCGGTCTGTCGTATAAAGTGGTTGGTCTGCTAGTACTCGACCAAAGATTGCTGGATTAAAGAAATGGTTCTCTGTTAGTTCTACTAGTTGGTCTGCTACTTTGTCTGCTGGTGATTTAGCCATTGGTTCCGCCTTTCTTAGTTGATTTTACCACAATAGGGAAGGGGTGGCAAGCCTTGACTCAACCACCCCTTCGATCTAGTTTGTTACTTAGCCTTGTTAGTTGGCGCCTCTGCTGTGAAGGTAATGCCCTTGTTTACTGCCTCTTGCAAAGCTACCTTGGCTGCTCCTGAGAAACGGCCACGGGCTCCTACTGTAATGCCTTGCTGCTTTAGATATTCACGCTTTGTTGTCATTTGAATCTCCTTTCAAGAGATATTAGTTGTTGTATTTATTATATATCAATTTACAGAAATTGTAAATAGATATTCCGCCTATATTTAGTTTTTTTCTAGATGTCTAATTAAACTAGCAACGATGTTGTGGGCCTCAATGTTCTCTGTTTCTGACCCACCCCACAAAAGCTCCTGTGCCTTATTTAATTGTTCATTGATATATTTACTCGTCGCTTGCATCTTCTTCATCCTCATCATCAAGTGAATCTAGTGGGTCCAAGATGTACCCACGATTTAACATCCATTCAAGTACATCGTCCTGGTGCTGTTCTGCTCCGTACTCTAAGGAGAATCCCTGGCCTGCCTCTACAGCCTCACACAGGTGCTCCCACATCTCATCAAGAGTTGCCTGGGCAGTCCAGTTGTCATCGCTAACGATGTTTTGAATAGTCGACCAGGTCCACAGCCATACCATGGATAAACCAAGGTCGGTAGTGTCCAAGATCTCTAAACACTTATTTAGTTTGTCTTTGTCATCAGGCTTCATTCCGTGCTCCAATCGCAAATGATAGTTGGTAAGTAAGTTCATATAGCGCTACCAAGGTGTCTAGTGCGCCTTCACATTCCGTACGGACCATGGAGTCCATTGCTTCTTCTGACTCCTCTTCCCGTTCGATTGCGTCTGCAAGTTCCTGCTCAGCAATTAGCATTAGGTTCTTAAGTTCACCGTGGATAATGTCAAGGCCTGATACTCCTGCATTGACCATGCGTTGCAAATGGGGCGGGAGCCCGATGTCTTCTGCATTCATTAGATTACCTCATAGTTCACTAGTGTTGATTCATTTAAGTTGTTTGCCCAATCAGGCTTTCCTTCTACCCAATCATATTCAATATCGATATCTCCTCCGCCTTCGGCAGGAGCACCAATTGTTATTACCAATTCAGTCCCGTCCTCAAAAAATATTTGTTCGACGGCGGAACGATAAGTAACTTCTCTAGATGTTATATTCATTATTATACCTTTCGTTAGTAGAGTTCATTATATCAGTTGCCACTGACAATAAATGCTCAGTTGCCTCAATTGCACCCATATAATAATTATCTGATTCAAAGTATTCATCTTCATTTAAAGCAACATTGTTGCGTGCATCCTCTAAGTCTTGGTTAAGACTAATTAGATGAACTTTCATATATTCAAGGAAGTGAGATGACTTAGTCAAAATAGCCCTCCGCCCAAAGACCGTCAAAAAATTCATTTACTTTTTCAAGCTCTGAAATAAACTTATCCTTGGGCATTAAATCGGACGGGTATCTAAGATAAAACTTCTGAGCCTTATATATAGTGTCTTGCATAGAAACAATATCATCTTGTGTATAACCTAGCATTCAATTGCCTCCATATATTTAATCATAGTATTAAGTGTTATATGAATGTGACAATCACAATCATCTGATGTATCTCTGTCGTCAAAATGGATTAAGTTGTCATCATAGATATAATCAATTAGTTCTTGACTGGTAATCATAGTAGGAATTCATCTCCTTCAATATACCCGTAGTATTCATTGTATGATTGTTTTAAGTTATCAGGAGCAAATTGCATGAACTTATATTCAGCATATGCTTCCCCTTCTTCTAAATTAGCATTGTTCCATTGCTCAAATAGATGTTGCTCAATATCTACCTGGATTGCTCCAAGAATATGTTCTCCTACTGTATCTGTAAATGCTTCCATTTTTATCCCTTTCGTTATGTGATTATTATATATTAAGGCACTGACAAATGGAATAGAAAATCTATGTGATACCCGCCACATTGTGGCGCATCTCACAAAATTTCAGGGGATTTTTACTTGACTTCTTAAAGAGAATAATATACCCTCATGTCTTTGTGGGCAAAAAGAAAGTCCCCCAGATCTTACCTGGGGGACCATAGATTAGGGCTGCTAAGAGTAACCAACGAAAGTAACAATCTCTGCCTTACTTAGCTCCTGGCCATACGACTAGATAGAAGCACCCTAAAATACTATTATATCATATTAGTCAACTGAGACTAATGTATACCTATTTACAAATTCAGCAATCCCGAACTTTGCTACGACTGTAGTAAGGTCTTCTTCAAAAAGAGTTACGGTTTGCGCTTCCCAATTGACAACAGGTACCTTGTGCTCGTTGTCATCCAATCGATTAATGCTAAAGCCCCAACCAGTTGTTGAAGTCCATTCATCTCCAATTAAATGTGATGTAGCAATTCGTGTTGCATAGGATGAGTCACCCCACCTTGGCTCTGCTGCAGACAGCGCTGCTGCCAAGTTGCCAAGCATGTTGTGACCTGCCCAGTGCCCGTACAAAAACAATGTGTCACCGTTGTTTTGTTTAAATCCAAAATTTGCTCTGTTTCCCATTATAGTTCCGCCTCTTCTAATGTAGGTACTGCTTCGGTTTTGTTTAATTCTACTACTTCATATGCGACCTTGTCAAGGCCACGCTTGCTTGCGTTATAGTGGTGGCCACAAAAGAAAAGCTCACCTTCTACTAGTTTAACTAAATACATTGCTTGAGCAGTGCCACATTGGTCACAGCCAATCCATCTATTTAGATCTTCGGTCATAGGTCGTTGCCTTCAATCATATCTGCTAATTGATTAAGTAACCATGAATCGATATCGGTGATATCAATCTCACGCAACTTATCCATTAGTTCTTCACGAGCAAACTTGTACCCGTCTGTAAATCCTTCTTTATAGTCTGACACTTTAACTCCTCATATATCCCGTTGGTTCGAATTCAGAAACATACACTTCTTCAAGATTATACTTTTCTCTAAGATGTGTTACTTTCTCAATACTACCAGTTCCAATGTTGAATGTCAACGGCTCTTCGTTGGCTTCAGGATCTAAACCAAGTATCTCGGCCTCCCAGGTGGCCCGTGCATAGGCCACCTTATTTGGTGCAGTAAGTTCAAAGTACATTAGTCCACCTCGATTGAATCGATAGAGGATGACAAATATGTAATTGGTTCATCATATGACACTGTGTCAAAGTCTGTATCGTGAATTGAATTAATAGCATCCTCTTCGCTTCTAGCATTAACTGTAACTGAATATTGAACTGTTACAGTCAACTCAAATTCATTTGTTAGTTCGAAACCGCAGATGCTTGCAATTTCTTCGGCTTGATATTCTGTAATAGAATCGTCATCAAGTCCCTCCATAGTAAATATCTTCATGTCATCACGCAACTTATTTAAGGTTGATGCGGTTGCATAGTCACGCTGAGTTACACGCTGAATCTGTTCTTCTAACTGTGCTATGCGTGCTTTGTTTTCTACTAACTGTGACTCAAGGAAGTCTCGTGTCATGTAGTGGTTATCGATTACTGGCTGGTCCATTTTTTCCTCTTTCGTTTGGTTTGTTGTTGGTAGTGTAGCATGCTCCACTGACAATAATGTAGTCTTGCGACCACAAGGGCATGTGAGCTCGGTCACACCAGATGGGAATCCAAATCCATCTGATGATGTTAGTTCGATTAAAGAATCACATTCATTTGGATCGCAAACAAATGTATATTTAGATGAGATTAAATCTGTCATGATTCATACCCACACTTCTGGCATATCTCTACACCCTTCTCATCATCATACATTAAACAATCAGTCTCATCACATTCACGACACATGTTGTCGTATTCTGATTCTGAGATAACTTCTCCACGAAGGATTTCTAGTTCTCCACCCCAGCCTGTTTCTTCTTCATATGATAAAGTAAATAGCAAATCAGGATACTGTGCAGATAGTTTTTGCAAGGCAGGCATAGGGCGAGACCAAGCGGTATTAAAGTTATAATGAACTACATGGTTATCACCATTAGCAGTATCTTCAACTGTAGTATCAGGATACTTATCATTTACAGATACGGCAACATCCCACTTAGTTCCCCATTCACGAACATTAAATGAATACCAGTCATTTGTTTTGAATTGCATTTGCTCCTGAAGAGGAATTGTATGGTCGGGCTGGGCAAGGTATTCTTCCTCAGTAATACCTGCATCTAAATAGTTATAGATATTATGAAATGCAAATAGTGGCTCAGAATAAATAGTATTCTTCTTCATGAATGTATTAGTACTTACATCCCATGAGTCATGCATTTGCTTAAATGGCTTATTTAATTGAGCCATCATTTTCTTAACTGATTCAGGATTGCCCTCTACAGTTAATCCGTTATATACCCAGTTTGGCATATTTATATCCTTTCGTTGGTGATATGTCAGAATTATAGCGGATGCCACTGACAAATGTCAACAGATTTCAGGGGTTTTTTTAAATTGGTCGTAACAGGATTGGGCCGCCTTCAGGTATGGGGGCGTCTTTGTGTAATTGTAAAGTGTGCCATGTAGGACTTGAACCTACGACGACCGAATTATGAGTTCGGGGCTCTAACCAACTGAGCTAATGGCACCTTGCGATCTGTATCGGACTTGAACCGACGGCCTCTACCGTGACAGGGTAGCGCTCTAACCAACTGAGCTAACAGACCAAATGGTGAGCAGTTTTAAATCTTGCTCAGGATTTTTATTTATTAAAACGCAGAAACTAATTTCTTAATTTTGTTTTTTTCTGCGGTAAGAACAGGGTCAAATCCTGATGCACCTGCAATAAGTGATTCAGAATTTCCTCGTGCAGTACGATAGTAATCTAGGCGTTCAGTAAGTGCATTAAATGCGCCCCACTTTGTTCCCTTGATTGTCGCATTGGTTGGTGAGTTATGATACAAATCATCAAGCAAAACAACTTTGTTTTCCCACTTCTTTAGCGCACCCTTAGAATCTTTTTCAGGCTTTGGGTAGATAGCGTGAATTAACTTTGAGAATTCTGCATCTGTAATAGATTGAGAATAGAGTGCTTGCGCTTCCTTCTCAAATTCATCAAAGTATCCGAGAGCAAGACCGAGAGTTTCACGGGCAACTTGAATTCGTCCTTCAACTGATTGTGTATGACGAATCTTGAAAGATTGCTTTGCATTACGCATGGCAAGGTTAAGAGTGTTTTGGCATACAACACGAACAGGAGTAACAGCAGCCTGAACAGCAACTGACCCGTCATGAGATGTCCAAACAATTAAATAAAGTTTTGTCTCGTCATTTGCACCTTGTGGGTCAAGCACCATTGTGCGGGGAATGTCCACAGTACCAAAAACAACTTTACCGCTACGCAATGAGCCAGCAGATTCCCAAAAACAATTTGGGTCTGCATCATGAATAGCATCAGCAAATGCAAACAATTCTTCATTCTGCACTGGCTTGTAACGCTTACCAACAGTAGCAAGAACATCAGTTCCGCCATTGAATGGATTGTCACGCAATACAAGAGATGCGGTAGAAACATCATTCCATGATTCTGGAATGTGCTCAGTGATTGGAGATAGACGAACATTCCAATTAGACAACTTTGCTTCATCAAGCATTGTTTGTGTTGTAACTTCTTCGTCTTGATTAAAGATGCGATTTGCTAATCCATGCCATGCTGGTTTTCCACGCAAAGCAAAAGCAACTTCGCCATTTTCAGTTTCTAGATTATGAGCCATAATTTATTTCCTTTCGGTTGGTTGATAAACTGAGTATAACATAGGGCACTGACATTAACAAGATTAGACAGTCATTTGTCGACAAATAAAATGTGATAAATTTCACAAATTTTCAGGGGTTTTCCACAGGAGGCCGTAAGGCTGTGGATAACCGCCCACATATTTGGGGGCAGCTTTAAAGTTGGGAAGATGGGGCGGGACACAAAAGGCATTAAGATCCCGCCCCAAGCTTTATGCTAAATGTAATTCCTTAGCAGTATTAGATAGTTTAGATTTAACAGATGTAATTATTTCCATTGGTAAAAACATTGCAGTTGTCTTCTTCTTTTTAATTGTATCGAATACAAATGCTTTTACATTACCATCAAAGCGTGTTATGTTGCTATAAACTAATTCAGTTAAATAGTCTTTGTCCACGCCTTGCTCTGAATAAATTGTTAAATCATTTTGCTTGTTTTCATCATAGATTTCTATTCTGAAACGATTAGCCATTTTATTACCTTTGTTAGTAGGGACACCCGAAGGTGTGAGCAGTTTGGCGACATACTCAGGTCGTTAGATTATTTATAGATAACGAGCAACAGCATTGTAAGTGCTAGTATTAACTGTTTCCTCATCTGTCATCTTGAGAATACGAATTGCGTTTTCGATTTCTTGCTTTTGCTCTAGGTATGTGTGACGACCCATCTGCTCAAAGTCACGCTCAGGCTCTGCTGGCAGTTCTGATTGTGTAACTGTCAAATCAAAGTCAATGTTGAGAGTGTTATTCCAAGCACGATAGTTGGTACGGAAGTTTTCTGCCTTCTTGATGTTAGAAACGGCATAGGCAGTAATTTCCTTCTGCCACTTTTCCATAGCCTTCTTGTACTTTGCTTCGTTTGTTTCTTGATTAGCATAGTTGGCGTTAAGTTCTACTAACTTTGCCTCAAGTGCCTTGATTACCTTTGGTGTTGCGATTTTTACTGAGATTGCTTTTCCTCTAGCCATTTGTTTCCTCTTTCGTTAGTTGGTTTGGTTAATTGTATTATAGCGGAGGGGTCTGACAAATAGTGAGACCCCTCCACTTCCTTATACTAGGCTACTGTTGCTAACTGTTGTCCAACGAGTTTCCTTTGTTGGCATTTCCAGTAGCACACGCACCGAGCCAGATGCGTTAGGAATAATCTCTTTGATTACTCCAGTTTTCTTTGACTTAAGAGTGGTGAATAAATCGCCAACCTTGTAAGTGTATCCATTTACTGTCATTTTGCTTCCTTTCTGTTTAGGGTGTTATTGTAGCATTAGGGTCTGACATTTATCAAGCCCCTGGTGTGTGATAAGCATCACAAGTATTCTGTTAGGTCGCCGTCCATAATTTCGTTCAGCTCCAAGCCTTCTGAGTCTGCGATAGCCTCCCATAGATCCATTTCATTAAAGTCTCCGTCTGGGTGTCTTTCGGATAAGATAGAATAAAGATTGTTCATTAGTATTCCTCCTCTGGTAGCCAAGCATTTAAGTGGTGTGCATCAACAATTGCGGATGCGGGTGCAGTAACCTGTCCACGCCATAACACGCCTTCAGGTAAAGCAATTTCACGATTGTAGTCCTCATCATAGAAAGCATCAATTGCTTCTATGCAAGGCTCCACCATAGAAAGCGGAACTGGTGGATAGTGATTACCTTGCAAGTGATAACCAAGAGCAACCTCTAAATCTAATTCATTAGATAAATCTAGCGCAGTGTTGTATCCCATTTATTCTGCCACCTTTACGATAGCCCAAGAGCCACCTTCGTTAATTGTTTCTAGTACTGGATAAATTGCAGGTAGCACCATAGACTTTAATGCGCCTTCTAGCATAGCAATTTGTGACGCCTTATCAAGTGCCAATAGACGGGCACCTGTTGGGTTAGTTTCATCAACCTCTGTTACGAAGTTTAGAGAGTGTGCGATTGATACCATTGTTTTACCTTTCGTTTGTTTGATAATGGAATTGTAGCATGGTCCACTGACAAAAATTCCAACACGCCCAATGCTTATCTAATTTATTTATGTGATAAACCTCACAAAATTCCAGGGTGTTTTGGTGCTTGACTTAAAGAGATCTTTGCCCCCGCACCTTTGGGGGCAGCTTTAAAGAATTGTCAACTCTTCCACACTTTATATGCAACGTATAGCGGTGCGGCCATTGCAAAAATTATTCCAATTGAAATTACTCCAGCAATAAAACTAGTCATGATCAGAATTCTTTTTGTGTTTTATTTTGCGTGTGTAAGTTTTTTTATTGCGAACAGGTTGCGCCGCATTACTGCGGCGCAATTCCTGAATGCGTTTTACTTTATCTCGAAGTGAATTTTGGAACATTGTATCCACTCGCTTCGTGAAATCGTGTTACATCAAATCGGTCGTTATCTTTTGCGAACATTTCCGCAAAATCATTTACCATTTTAGAAAAAACAGCGGGATGAGTTTTATCGCTAACATACTTTAGAATTTCTGCGGTTGCGACATAGTCTTTACGGGTCATCATTTAATTGTTACCTTTCCCATGCGGTCAATTACTTTTGTGTACATCTTGCCTGTTGGCATTGATAGGTTAATCGTTGAGTATTCGTTAGCAAATCCGACATCAGTAAATTTAGCAAATGCGGTAAATGCTTCCAATGCATCATCATAGTCATTACTCCAGCGAACAGAATTTCCGTCATAGGATAAAGTAATCTTATACATTTTAGTAATCTCCAATTTCGTTAGTTACGCAATCGCATGGCTCTACATCATAGGAGTTTTCATCTCCCCAAAAGATTGCGCCAAATCCTAAGCAATCCTCGCAAGTGATGACGGAGATAGTTCCCTCGTCCATTACATCTAAGAAATTTCCCATTTATAGTTTTCCTTTCGTTTGTTTGTTTAAGTTATTGTATCAGTTAGGGCTGACAAATTGTGTGAGGGTTCTTACTTACGACATTGGGCGAGGACTCCCTCTAAACTGCCCCTGTTTCGATACCCGTTAAATCTTTACTGCCAAATAACGATAAGTGTCTTTGAGGTTTAGCGGTGCAGAATAAAGAGGTCGCACCTGAACCCTGTAAGTATCGCAATCTGCATACCAGACATCATTAGACTTTTCTGCGTCAATGATTTCGCCTGTTAAAGACTTTGAGCGATACATTTTTCCTACAAGTAGGCTTTCGATTGTATAGACATTTGCTGACATGGTGTCCGCCTTTCGTTTGTTGATAAGAGTATTGTACCAAAAGCCACTGACATAAACTAATTACTAGCCAGTAATTCCAAGATGTGAGACGCTCAAGCCATGTGATAAATCTCACAAAATTTCAGGCGTTTTCCACAGGCCTTCTTAAGTTATCCACAGCCCCCTCTCTTTTGGGGGCCAGCTTGACTATTGTCAAGCCGACACGCCGTTAGTTATTTATTCATTTTCCATTTCTGCTAAATAATCTTCGTGTTCTACTAAACCAATAGCAAAAGCAACTGGGTCACAACACTCTAAAATTTCGGCGGGTGTAAAAGTTGAATAACCAATCTTTACATTAGGGTAACAATCATTTAGCAAATCAATAAAACTTTCCTTGATTTCTAAATCTTTTTCAAATTGTGTTTTTTCCATTTACTCAGCCTCAATCTGTCGATAGTCGATTACATGAAAGTCTAATTGTTTTTCTAGTGGCATAGCCTTAAGCCATGAATAAGCAGACTCAAAGTCATCTGCCTCAACATCTACAAATAGTTCAAAGTTAAATACTGCCATTAGTTTGCCTCCTTAGTATTGAATAGTTGAGACATTTTAGCATTAGCCTCTGACATTGTTTCGATAGCCTTTAATAGGCTAGCCTTGCGTTGCGCCTCTACATGCGCCTTGTATTCGTCTAGTGTCATTGTAACGACCTTTCGTTGTTGTTATAGTAAGGATTATACACGAGCTGACTGACATAACCTAATCGACACGCCGATAAACTAACCGATGTGATGAACCTCACAGAGATCCAGGGGTTTTACACAGGCCTTCTTAAGTTATCCACAGCCCCCTCTCTTTTGGGGGCCAGCTTGACTATTGTCAAGCCGACACGCCGTTAGTTAGCGATTAAATACGCTATACCAAAACCCACCATGGCACACAATAGAACTACCATTTATCTCTCCTTACCTTGTAGATCTTATAAGCAACAGTAATAAAAACGGCGGTGGCAATAGTGTGCCAAGGTAGATAGATAGCCCCTAAAAAACTATCTAACTCCATGCCATAGTCATTAATACGAAACACTAATCCGCTAATGCTCATTTACTTATCTCCAAACATGTTAAAGACCTCGTCTAGTTCTTCATCTGTTAAGTGGTCAATCTGTATAGCCTTAACAAATCCGAATACATCTTCTTCTTCTGCCATTAGTTGCTCATACATTTCTTCTTCTGCTAGGTGTGCGTATTGGTCTTGCACATCTGCCTGTATCGTGTCCCATTTAGTCATTAGTTAGCCCCTACCTTGATGTCCATTACATTAGCGGTAAATTTCTTACCCTTGCCTAGTTCGCTATCGTTAAGCGAGTTGATTAAGTGGTCAATAGCCTTGACCTCATGTGCAACATTATTAACCGAGATTAGTTTAGAGCCTTGCCAGATTGAGTAAGTGATAGTCATTGTCTGTTCTTCTTTCGTTAGTAGGTTATGTATGGAATTGTAGCGGATAGGTCTGACAAATTGGGGAGACACGCCGTTAGGCGATTGGGTTTCCCCAAACGTCTCTACCGCAAGCGGTATGTAGGCAAGTGCCATTTGGTAGGCAAATGTCGTGAATTGTAGCGGGGGCTAAAACAACCTGTCCGCATTGACAAAGGTTCATTAACCCTTGTGGATAATCGCTAAGAGTTGCTACTCTTGCAAAGTTTGAGTTAGTCATTTCTAACTCCTTTCTGTTAATCACCTTGATTAACCTTATGTCTTAAGACTATACTAAGCCACTGACAAATTCAAATCCAAAATGGGTTTAATTCGGACATTTCTAAAAAAAGGTATGTGATAAGGGTCACAAAGACTGGTCATATGGTCGCACTATCGGACAATTTGGACATTCTAAATAGTGTGTATCATACAAGAAAAAAATATATTAACATTTTTAAAAATCTCAAAAAGCTTGACCTACAAAAATGTCTCATGTTACAATTGGAAAGGTTTCGGGGGTTACACTAAGACTCAATATGCCAAGTTATCAACTTGCGAATATGATCTAGTAACTTCTCCTACTTTCCAAAAAGTTAAAATTTGGGGGGTAGGGGGGGTTTGCTAAAATCTAATTTCCAAGTTGAAAGTTATAAAGATAAAAGCAAAAGACAAATACAAAAAATAAAATTATATTAACATTATACTATATGAAATTGCAGTTGACTAGAATATAGTGTATACTAAACAAATGGGTACAACGGAAAAAGTAGTATACGATATGCTAGATAGAATCTACGGTCATACTGATATAAACTTCATGAATCATGGATATTCTCCATCTGACGATAGAACCCTTGGCACAAATCTTAGAAATCAAAAAACTCTTTACTTAAATCTTCTAGAAGGCGTTAACACAGATAATAAAAAAATATTAGATATTGGATGTGGAAGAGGCGGGGGAACAATAGTATACAAAGACTACTTTAATTTCAAAGAAATTCACGGATATGAAATAAACTTAAAAAACTTTGAATACTGCAATAGAAATACTCCAGGTGGAATTGAATATAAGCTGGGAGATGCTGAAAATCTAGATTATGCAGACGATAGCTTTGATATAGTCAGCAATGTCGAATCTTCGCACTCTTACACAGATGTGAATAATTTTTTAAAAGAAGTGCATAGAGTTTTAGTTCCAGGTGGTGTATTTGCGTTTACTGACATAAAAACACTGACTAGTCATGCTATTAAGCAGATTGGTTTGTTTGAAGATATTGTAGAGACAGATACTACAGAAAATGTTGCCAATGCTTGCAGAGAAGATATGGAAATGTATTTAGATCAAAACGATTCAAATGCCAATAAGCTTTCTGCAACAAGAGCAAAGGATATGTTTAATTACTACACTAAAGACGGTGGAGAATATATAAAGATTATATGTAGAAAGGCAATGGTATGAAAACGATACTTTGGTCAAGCATCATAGCTATCCTAGTTTGTATATGCGGAATTATTCTGCAATTTAATATAAACTAGGGGATATAGCTTAATCTGGTTAAAGCAATTGTCTTATATACAATCGACTTTGGGTTCAAATCCTAATATCCCTACTATATATTCTAGTTGACTAAGATATGGAGCAATAATGAAAAATAAAATAGGAACAACTGTACTATTGCTGGCAACAGCAATCGCTTCTGGATATGCGCTGTATTCAATATTAAAAATGGCGGGACTGGGAGATTCTTTCGACTTTGATCTATTTGAAGATATAGACGAAGATGATCAACTCTAACCTTGTTCACGATATAGCTAAACATTTTAAACAAAGACGATATAGGGAATGTAACTACTATATGGCAGATACTTTACTTGCCTCCGCCGCCCTGGAATGGGCCGTAGAACGGCTACAAGGCTATTTAGGCAAATGTTTGAACACATCTTATGGATATTGTGACACATGGTACTTAGAAAGCCATTCTCAGTGTAAGATGTTAATGGATATTCTGTACGAATTTACACAAGATGAAAAATATAATAAGACATGGGGCAAAAGAGTAATTCAATAATTGGTTCTTCTACCGCCGACGCACTTTTTTCGCACTTTTTACACTATATACCATAAATGGTAGAATATATATATGAAACACTATACTCCAGCCCCAGGAATCGAAGTTTACGAAACAGGTGTAGACCTTAATAAATATTTCTCAACGATCTTTGAAAATAAAAAAGTAAGGACTATTAATGAAAAAAGAGACAAAAAGGACTTAGTAGGATTTGATTTAACATCTTCTATTGATACGCAATTAGTAAAGCCTTTTGTTGATTTAATATCTGAGCAAGTAAATGAGTACAAAGAAAAGTATGAGATAAAAGTTTTATATAGTCATGAAATAGATTTTATACAGTATCAGCCAGGCGGACACTTTGACAGTCATCACGATGATGATGGCTATGGTAGAAGACAAATTTCTTTTATATTTTATGTCAATGATGATTACGAAGGTGGAGAAGTTGACTTCCATCAGTTTGACTATGTCTTAAAACCTAAAAAAGGAATGCTTGTTATATTTCCATCAAACTATGCCTATATTCACACAGCTTATCCAGTTCTTCAAGGAGAAAAAAGATTAGTCCTTGGATTTTTAAGCAAATATGAAAGAAAAGATTGGCTTATAAGAGAATTTGAAAGAGAAAACATTAGATACGATTGGGGATATTAAGGTTAATACTCATATCTATGTAAACTCTCATCCGAGATCTGCCTCAACTTATTTAGTTAGATTATTACAGACAAGGTACGGATACTGGGACAATCTTAACGACCACCTGCTAGCACCAATATGGAAAGAACATTTTCAGCAGGTACTTCTAGCTAGTATACCCAGCACTTTACAGATAACTTTAGTTAGAGACCCTATTGACTGTTTGGTATCTTCAACAATTAAAGACATAGGGGATTTTGTAGAGGTTACATTTCCAGATAGCAAAAATTTTTACGACAGCTACTTTAAAAATAAAATATCTGTTTATAATGAGTATTTAGATAATACTATATCTAATCATAGCGGACTAATGCCAATCAGTTTTGAATCAGTAACTTTAGATATTCATAACATCGTAGAAAAAATAGATAGTGTCGTTGATTTAATTCCAATAGAACAATTAGACTTATCGATAGATAAAGCAGTAAATGCCATGAAAAAAAGCAATAATTATAATTTTTTTCATCATAATTATCCAATGAATAAAACTAATTTGTACAATGAGTATAAAAAAACTATATCTTCTTACAAAGATAATTATTTAAAAGAATCTTATGAAAAATACAATTATTTAAAATCAGAAATTCTTTTATAATTTTTTCTAAACTTTAAAAAAAAGGTTTTAATTTTTTTATTTTTCTTTTTTTCATCATTTTTAACAAAATGCTCTGGCCCACCAGAAAAATGCCACCAGCCATCGCTATTAATGCTAGTAAACTTAGAATGATAGTTTCTGGGGCTCATATTAATACTCCTAGTTTATAGAATTACTTTATTTTTTATTTTTTCATTTGTTGCATCACCCATAAAAAAAGATAAAACGTATCTTTCTCCAGATATTATTTTTTTAACAGCGTGCACAGTGCCTTCATTTGCCCTATGTACTATTGCCATACCAGACTTGGGTTTAATTTCTATATTTATATTTGGGTATACAATTTCCCCACCTTTGTAATTATCATTTATGTAAACAATTGCTCCAAATTGCCATGGATCTTCCTGTCCATCATGATGAGGCTCCATTGCCCAATCTTCACTATCATTAATGCTTGGTAAATATCTTCTTATTGTTTCTCCCTTTACAACTGATAAATTTTTGTTGTCATCTATGCTTTCAAAAATTCTTTTTCTAATTAAGGAGAACAGCTCTTTGTTTTTAATATTTTTTATTTTTCCAGACCACTGATCGGTCAGTATTAGATCCTTGCTTTGCTCAACCCAATTATCTTCTTCAGCTTCATTTTTTAGCATAAAAATTTCTTCTTCTGATAAAAAGTTTTCTACATAAAAAATGTCTGGGGTTACATATATCTTGTTCATATAATCTATTATACATCAAATAAAATGCAAAACCCATTTGGAGGCGGATCCAAATGGGTTTGTATGCATATAGCATAATGGGGAGCATAAATGCTCAACCCAATCTTATTGTAATGTTTATTATTTTTTAAGTCAATACTATTCTTCAGTATTTTGAGTAAAGCTTGGGCTTGGACCGAGTAAATACCCTTGTTCATGATATTCAACCATTCTAGATGTTTCTTCTCCGCCAGCCACTTTGTTTGCTATCAATGTAAGCATGTCGTAAATTCTATGAAGCATTATATAATTTACCATAGGCAAGTTATCTTCTATTGATTGCTCTTCATTGTTTTCCATATTTTTCCACCGCCTTAATTATTTCATCATAAAAGCCAAAACCGATAAACTTTTTATAGTCACAAGATAGGCAGTATAAATAAACCTCATCAATATCTGTTTGGTTAGAAAAAAGAAGACCTTGATCTAGTGGACATTCCAGTCTAGATACAAGGCCTTCTTCAGAAAGTGCTATGTATTTAGATACATACTGTATCTTACGCATTTTCTCCTACTTCTGTGTAGTTGGGAATTTTAAGTAAAACTCCTTTGCTCTTGGGGTTAAACCCTTCCAAGCCGACCAATTTAAACCGCCATTAGTCATGTAGTACGTTATCTCTGCATTTATTACTGGATCAAATAATAGTACATTTGATCTCAGGTCAAATTTTTCTTTACGAGCAACACCAAGGTTTCCCAACATGTTGATCTGAAAAATTCCATAGGAACTGTCTCCAGTATTCCTGTTGCCATTGTAGGCTAATGGGCGTCCACTGGACTCCGTCTTAGCTATGGCCCAAGCCGTTCTAAGGGCTTTTCCTTCAAAACCTACTGCTGCCAGTAGTTCTTTCAATTGATAGTCTGAAAGCTTTTCCGAAGGCTTGTAAACAGTATTGCTGTACTTTTCTAAGGTTTCTTTCTTAAGTTGTACTTCTGTCTTTGGTTGTACTTTTAAAGCTTGAGCAGGAGTTGCAATTACAGTATTGTTTGTAAATAGAAATAATGTTATCATTACTACTACAGTTGTACTGTGAGCAAAATCACTCAGCTTTTGTTTTATATTCTCCATTGGCATTTCCTCCTTTAGAGAGATAACGAACTATAATAATAACATCTACTAGCAAGTAGTGTCAAGCCAGTCAACTAGGAAGGTTTTATGCAAATATCGTTTTCAACACCAACTATTAATATGAAAAATAATAATGGCTACGGTTATGCAGGCTTAAACATAGTTGAATCTTTAATTAATTTAGGACATTCTGTTCCATTTCAGAGTCCGAAGGCTCCAGTTCAATTAAATTTTTCTCAACCAGATCATTTTAAGATGCATAGGAAACAATATCAAATATCTTATACCCCATGGGAATCTACTGTAATACCATCAATATGGAAACCCAATCTAGAACTTGTAGATGAAATATGGACAACATCAGATTGGTGTGCAAATGTGTTTGAATCAAACGGTTATTCCGATGTTAAAGTTTTTCCACATGGAGTTTCATCTGCATGGACTCCAAAAAGAAGAAATGATGATGGAGTAATTAGGTTTTTACATATTGGAGAGCCAGCACCAAGAAAAGCGGGACAAATGGTGTTAGACGCATTCTTATCTTTATTTGCAGATAACCCAAATTACTCATTAACTATAAAAGCTTATGGGGTTAATACTACTAGAGTTTACAATAACTACATAGATAAGAACATAATCGGTTTGCCTCAAAATATATATGAAAATGTTAATGTTGTAACAGATAATCTTAATGAAGAAGATTTGGTAAAGCTTTATCATGATCATGATGTTTTAGTTTATCCAAGCTATGGAGAAGGGTTTGGCTTTATACCACTTCAAGCTTTAGCTACTGGCATGCCAACAATATGCACAGCTGCTTGGGCACAGTACAAAAATTATCTTGGCCCATTAAAATTAAAATCTCAACTTATAGACTCACCATGGCAGTTTCCACATGAAGGTAAAGTTTTTGAGCCAAGCCGTCAACATCTAGTTGAACTTATGAGAGAAGTTTCAATTAATTTTAACGCTTATTCTGGATATTATTACTCTCAGGCAACTAAAATACATGAAGAGTATAACTGGATTCAGTTAACTAATAATGCGTTTTCAGATATATTTAAAAAGTTTTCTAATCCCTTCCCTCAGTAAATAAAGTTTGATACACTTAGGGACTAATTAAAATTTAACAACCGCAAGGCGGAGAAAAGGTGACTCGTAAATGTCAAGAACTATTGAAAACCCATATGAAAACTTTATTGCATTATCTCGTTATGCAAGATGGCTAAAAGAAGAAAATCGCCGTGAAACATGGGGTGAGACAGTAGATAGATATTTTGACTTTATGTTAAATCATTTATCAAAAATGAATTATGTCCCAGAAGATAAGTTAGTAAATGAACTAAAGCAAGCGGTATATGATAGAAATGTTATGCCTTCCATGAGATCTGTAATGACTGCAGGTGCCGCACTAGATCGTGATCATGTCGCAGGGTACAACTGCTCTTTTGTTCCAGTGGACAACCCAAGATCATTTGACGAAACTATGTATATTCTTATGTGTGGAACAGGAGTGGGTTTTTCTGTTGAATACAAATATATCAATAAGCTTCCATCAGTTCCAGAAAAATTAGAAAAGTCAACTACAGTAATTACAGTAGATGATTCAAAACAAGGTTGGGCAAAAGCATATCGTGAACTGCTAGCATTGCTATGGTCGGGACAAATACCAGCAATTGATGTAAGTAAGCTACGTCCAGCAGGTGCACGACTTATGACTATGGGGGGAAGATCTTCTGGGCCACAACCATTAATTAACCTTTTTGATTTTACAATTGCAAAGTTTAAGTCTGCAGCAGGCCGTCAATTTAAGCCAATTGAAGCACATGATATTATGTGTAAGATTGGCGAGATTGTTGTTGTCGGTGGTGTGCGTCGATCTGCAATGATTTCTCTTTCAAACATTAACGACATTGAAATGGCACAAGCAAAGTCAGGTAACTGGTGGGAGAATAATTCACAGCGTGCCCTTTCAAACAACTCTGTTGCATATTCTCGCAAACCAGAGATGGAGCAGTTTATTGCAGAATGGAAGTCTTTATATGATTCAAAATCTGGAGAGCGTGGAATTTACAATGTTGCAGCTGCTCAAAAACAAGCTGCTAAGTTTGGTCGTAGAGATCCAGAAGTTCACTATGGCACAAACCCATGTTCAGAAATTATTTTGCGTCCTTATCAGTTTTGTAATCTTTCAGAAGTCGTATTACGTGAAAAGGATACAAAAAAAGATATTGAAAGAAAAGTAGAATTAGCAACTATACTTGGAACATGGCAGTCAACTCTTACAGATTTTAAATATTTACGTAAGATTTGGAAAGATAATACAGAAGAAGAAAGATTGTTAGGGGTTTCTTTAACTGGACAATTCGGACATAAGTTTATGTCTGGTAAAGAAGATCTAGTTTCTTTAGAGGCATTCCTGATGTCATTGAGAGAAAAAGCAAGAGAAACAAATAAGGATGTAGCTGGGAAAATTGGGATTCCTGAGTCTGCCGCAATTACTTGCGTAAAGCCTTCAGGAACTGTTTCCCAATTGGTCGGGGTGTCTTCAGGAATGCATGCATGGCATTCAGATTATTATATTCGCACTGTTCGTGGTGACAAAAAAGATCCACTTTCAACTTTCTTAAAAGAAGTTGGAATCCCAGTAGAAGATGATGTGATGAAGCCAAATGACACTCATGTATTTTCATTTCCAGTAAAAGCACCAGAAGGTGCAATAACAAGAAATGATTTAACTGCCATAGAGCATCTAAATATATGGCTTGTATATCAGCGTGCTTGGTGTGAGCACAAACCATCAATTACAGTTTCAGTAAAAGAAGAAGAATGGATGGAAGTAGGAGCTTGGGTTTATAAGCATTTTGATGAAGTATCTGGAATTTCATTCCTACCTCACTCAGATCATTCATATAAGCAAGCCCCGTACCAAGAAGTAACCAAAGAGCAATACCTAGACCTTGTTTCTAAAATGCCAAAGAATATTCGATGGGAAGATCTATCTTTTTATGAAACAGAAGACGGCACAAGTGGAACTCAAACCCTTGCCTGTACATCTGACGGTAATTGTGAGATTGTAGATATATCAGCATAGTGGTAGAATAATAGAATTGGGGAAACCCAAAATTCTGGGCACACCGCCCAAAATGGAGATGATAAAATGAGTAAATTCGATAAAGCGGATTTAAACAAAGATGGAAAGGTAACAATGACAGAACAATTATTAGCAGCTTTAGGAACATACGCAAGAGCATTCCTATCTGCAGCAATTGCATTATATATGACTGGGAATACAAATCCAAGAGATCTTCTCATGGGTGGAGTTGCAGCGGTAGCTCCAGTTATCCTAAAGGCACTAAGCCCAAGCAACCAAGAATTTGGTTTTAAAAGCCCAAAGTAAATAGTTGATTAGAAATACTCCTGTGCTAAAATTGGTACAGGAGTATTCCTATTTAGGAGACTATGGCAAATGGCAGTATCAAAAAACTTTGAAGTAGATCAAAATGCTACATTCATTTTTGAAGTTCAATACACTTTAGAAGATGAAGTAACGCCTATTGATATTACTGGTGCATCCGCAAAGATGCAGGTTCGTGACACCCAAGGTGGTTCTAAGTTAGCTTTTACATTAACTTCACCAACTGGCGGGATTACAATAAATGGCCCACAAGGAACATTAACTGTAAAGATGACACCTACTCAAACAAACAAGCTGTTCTATCCAAAATCTTCTTATGACATTATGATAATTGATTCTAATGGGAATAAAATAAAACTCCTTGAGGGTTTTATGACGCTCAGTAGATCGGTTACCATCTAATGGCTGAAAAAGTAATAGTAAAAGAAACCAAAAATAAAGTAATCATTTCAACTCCTGGCCCACAAGGACCAAGGGGTAGAACTATTTTGAGTGGTACAGGCGCACCTGCTAATAATTTAGGCTTACAAGGCGATTTTTATTATAATACCTTAACAACAGATTTTTATGGACCAAAATTATCAGACATTACTTGGTCTAATGCAACAGTAATAAAGTTTATTCAAGAGGGTGCAGAATATGCATACACAACATCATGGGAGCTTACTCAAGTTTCTGGACCAATTAATAATCAATATTACGTAGAAATAAATCACAATCTAGGATTCTATCCAAACGCTACTATAAAAGACAGTGCAGGAGATTTAGTAGAAACAGGAATAGATTATAGCAATACCAATAAAATAACACTGACTATGGCTCAACCATTTTCAGGGACAGCATACCTGTCATAAAGGAGAATAACAAATGGCTAGAAAATTTTTAGTTAGTTTAGATCTCAATAAAAATGAGTTATTAAACGCTAGACTACAAAATCTGTCCTCCGACCCATCTTCACCAGTGGCAGGTCAGATTTATTACAACACGCAAGAAAATGTAACAAAATTTTACGATGGAACACAGTGGATTGCTGGTGGCTCAACCAAGTTTGGCAATACAGCGTCTAGACCAGCTGCATCAAAAGCTGGAACCCTTTATATTGATACACAAACAAGTACAATATTTTTAGACAACGGTACAGCCTGGCTTCAAGCTACAGTAAATGCTTCAGATGTATCAAATGCAATAGATGCCCACAATAATTTAACAAGTGGGGTTCATGGAGTAACTGGAGATGTAGTTGGTACTTCAGATACACAAGATATTTCAAATAAGAGAGTTATAGATACACTTTACTTTACAGATGGTGTAACTATTGCTAATGAAGGCGAAATTGCAGTTCGTGCAGTAAGCCACGATTTTGATGTTAAAGCTAACTATGGAGATTTAAATCTTACTTCGTCTGCTGGAGATGTAAATGTTACATCAACCACTGGAGATATTATTCTTAATCCAGATAGTGGAGCATACGTTGGTTCAGTTTCATCAGGTAATCAAATCGCAACAAGAAGCACATTAGACAGCCTTATTGGAGACAACACAGTAGACGGATCTGCTGGCAATACCGTTAAGGATAGAATTGATTCAGCAATCAACAATCTTGTTGATGGAGCACCTGGTCTTTTAGATACACTTAATGAAATTGCAGCAGCAATTAATGATGATGAAAATTATTTCACAACAGTAACAAACGCAATTAATACAAAGCAAAATACACTAATACCTGGTGACGGCATTGATATTGACGGCAGTTCAAACATAACAGCAAAGCTAGGAACAGGACTTACTTTTGATAGTTCTGGAAATATTATTCCATCTGCTGGTTATGGAGTAAGAAAACATGCTGAGACAATTGGCGATGCAACACTAACATCATTTTCTATAAACCATGAATTTAATACAAAAGATGTAACTGTTCAGGTTTTTCAAAATGCAGCAGATTACGGACAAGTTGAAGTAGATGTTGAACATACACATGTAGATTATGTAACCATTAAGTTTGCCTCAGCGCCAGCTTTAAATGAGTTTAGAGTTGTAGTTATAGGATAATTATGTCAAGACGTATGATGGTTCCCTTAAAGTTCCTAACTCTTTCAACAGACCCGTTAATCGGGTCTGTTGGGGAGGTATACGTCAACACAATTACAAAAAATTTAAGGGTTCACAATGGAATCTCTTGGATTGATTTAACTCCAGCATCAACTGACCCAGCTCCGTTCTATATGCATACACATACATATGATGGAGCAGTTCACACAATTGATGTTGAAAATCCAATTAATTTCTTAGAGTTAAATAAGAATGCAAATACACCAACTGTTTCTCTTCCAGAAGTAATTGGAATTATTGGTGGAACACCGTCTTCTGAATCAACCGCTTATCAACAAGATCTAGATTTATTTGATGGAGGAAACCCAAATTCAATATACTATCCAGAATCTGGATATTCTGGTCATGGCGGCGGAGCAGTACAGCTTGAAATTTTATATGATGGAGGAGACTCTACACAATAATGGCTGCCACTATATTAATTAAAAGAGATACATCAACAAATTGGTTTAACAATAATCCAATTTTAAGATCTGGTGAATTTGGTTTAGAAACAGATACTAGAAAAATTAAAATTGGTAATGGGCAAAGATGGAATAGTATAAATAAATTTATGCAGCCTTCAGAAAATAACCTAGAGGCTTTACTTGTTAATTATATTTTAGCATCAGAAAAAGGAGCAATTAACGGTATTGCAACTTTAGATTCTTCTGGTAAAATTCTGCTTTCTCAGCTCCCAGATCAACTGTCATTAGATACAGAATTATCAAATGCATTATCTGCATTAACAACAAGTTCAATACCAGAAGGAACAAATAAGTATTTTACAAATCAGCGTGCAATTGATGCGGTAGCAACTAACTATGACCCTGCTGGCTCTGCAGCAACAGCTAAAACACAGGCACAGGCTTACGCAGATGGTCTAGCAACTAACTACGACCCTGCTGGCTCTGCAGCAACAGCTAAAACACAGGCACAGGCTTACGCAGATGGACTAGCAACTAACTATGACCCTGCTGGCTCTGCAGCAACAGCTAAAACACAAGCATGGGCTTACGCAGATGGACTAGCAACTAACTACGACCCTGCTGGCTCTGCAGCAACAGCTAAAACTGAAGCACAGGCATACGCAGATGGACTAGCAACTAACTACGACCCTGCTGGCTCTGCAGCAACAGCTAAAACACAGGCACAGGCTTACGCAGACGATTTAGCAATAGATATATTAAATAATATTGGAGATAGCCTAGGAGAATATATACCACTATCTCAATTTGGAACCGCTGGAGGAGTTGCAACATTAAACTTGAGCGGTGTTTTAAATTTATCTCAAATTCCAGACACACTTGCAACAAAAGCCTACGCAGATGGACTAGCAACTAACTATGACCCTGCTGGCTCTGCAGCAACAGCTAAGACTGAAGCACAGGCATACGCAGATTTAGTTGCTTCATCCGCAGCTGCAGCCGTAGTTGCATCTGCCCCATCAGCATTAAATACTTTAAATGAGTTGGCAGCAGCTTTAGCAAATGATTCAAATTATGCAACTACTATAAATAATGCTCTTTCACTAAAAGCTCCAATAGACTCACCAACATTTACAGGTACAGTTTATGGTGTTACAAAGTCAATGGTTGGCCTTGCAAACGTAGACAACACTTCAGATGCCAATAAACCAGTTTCAACTGCCACACAGATAGCACTTGATACAAAAATAAATAGAATAATTGAAACCAACCCTCAGCCAGCTTCCTATTCAATTGTTGCTTCTGATGCTTTTAAGTTAATTGAAATGTCAGGCGGAGGAACCTTAACAATAGTTGATTCATTGAGCTTTTTAGTAGGAACAACTATAGAAGTTTTACAAACAACAGATTCTCAAGTTACAATTGAAGGATCAGGTTTTACTCCAAATTCAACTCCTGGACTAAAACTTCGAGCACGTTGGTCTAGCGCTACTTTATTAAAGCGTGGAACAAATAGTTGGGTTGTTATGGGCGACCTGAGTGCCTAATGAGAAGATTCTTTGCTGGTAAAATTGGAGTTAGAAAAACTCAAGTACCAACTTTAGTTGGATTAAAGCAATCAGCAGCAATTTCATTACTATCTTCAAGGTTATTAAATTATACTTCAACACATGTAAACGTTGGCCAATCATCTCAAGACAAAGATGTTTTATCACAAGATATTTCTGCTGGAACAGTATTACCAGTTGGAACAGTAGTTCCATTTGTTTATAAAATTTATACAGGGGTAACAGTTCCTAATCTTTCTGGCCAGTCAAGATCTTCAGCCCAGTCAATGATTGCATCTGCTGGACTAGTTTATTCTGGAGAGTCCTCCACTTCTTCAGGTGCAACATCTGAAAATAACGGTACGG